ACCTTCGTCGCGGCGGAAACCAAATCGCATTCAATCGCATCTTCCCAGGAAGACAACGAGGAATAATCTCCGCCAGACTCCTTAATTGTGCAGACAAACTCTGTCATAGATTGGTTCTTATTAGTAATTCAGCTATTTTAATAGTGTTAGCCGTATTTGTTTTTTACTTGTCTTAATAAAATCTTTGGTATTTTCATATATATTCATTTCTAATCTCTATCCCGAATTTTCGGGACAGAGTTAGAAATCAATCTAGGATAAGGTAATTTCTAAGGTAAGCTCCCAAGTCTGCCCACTGCTCTTTGTGCCTTGCGAGGATACTTTCCGGTTTAATAATTTACCACTGGAAGCCGCATTTAATACGCCAAATTCGTTCCATGCTTGATTGGCATCAGAAGATCCATAACTGGCTTTCCAAGTAGCTTTCTGACTTGAACCATAAGTAGGATAACCTGACTCCATTGTTTTTTTAACACCTGAAGTAAAAGTTGATTCAGTATCACTCGCTGAGGCTGATCCTGTTCCAGTTCCGACAATTAAATTGGCATTGCTGTTGTTGTATTGTGTTCCGCCTGTTCCACAAATCAACTTCCATATTTCATTGATACCTTCATTACAGAGCACATTTCCTTCAATCTTTGTAAATTGAGGAACACCAAATAATTTAATTGCCTCTGCTTTTGAATAAATCTTTTTAGCTTTTGCATCAGCCGCATTAGCATAACGAGCAATTTTCCATTCTGCCTTCTCAAATATTTTTTCAATCAAATTCCTTTTTTGATTGATTGACACAGCATCGTTTCCAATGCCTTTATCTTTATTCACCATCATTTATACCTCCTTCCTGAGCTTCATTTTCTTGAGTTTCCTCTTTAAGATCCTGAAGCTCTTTAATTTCTTTATCAATGTTTTTTTGTATGTCCGCAATTTGCTTTTCAACTTCCTTTGCCGACTCAACAAATTTCTTCGCTTTGTCTAAAGGAAATTCCCTATAAGCATCAACTGACGGATCATACATTGAAATCATTTTGTCCATATTTTTCTCCTTTCTTTTTTTATTGATTTCTTCCAATAGCTAAAACTTCAAATGTAATGCTTACATCTGAACCAGTAACATCACAATTAACCCTGATAAACTTGCCAAAGTTGGTTATTCTTTTTGCTTCTTTAGTTGGCGCTGACACTTGGGTAAAAGCAGTATGTGTATACCAAGTATTTCCGTCAGGCGAATCTTCAATAGTCACATCAAGAGTATCACCAGAAGATACTTCAGTTACATTTAAATAAACAGCTAATTCATCAGAATCAGAAACATCAACTGCGTCAGATTGCTCATCTGCAGTTATTTCAGCGCTTTTCCTAATTGTGTAAAATCGTTTAATCATTTTTTTTCCTTTCTATTAAGTATTCTTTTTATTTACCTCTGATAGCTTGTCCTCTGGATTTGCTTGTTTTGGTTCTTCTGTTAAAGACACTTCATTTCTTAACCTTTTTCTCTCTAATTCTTCCCATTCTTTTTTTTCTACTAACTCAAATCCTTCATCTGCTGGAAGTTTCTTTACCCATTTACCAACTCTTTTCCCAGTCGTCTCATCAACTAAAGAACCGGGATCAGGTTTCCAAATAAAACCAAAACGATACATTGCAATTACTTTAGTTACTGGAAGAATGTTGCCAAAAGAATTTTTAAGGTAATAAACCTCTTTATCGTCATAGATGTTTAATTCTTTTTCAAGAATATTTTTCATATTTCATTCTCCTTTCTATGTTAATAAACATAACTTAGAGGGGTGGGACAAAAACCCCACCCCCTCTAAAATTAGGCAGCATCTTGCGCTTGAATATGAACAGCATATCTGCCTAAAACCGTATCATCTTTTACCTCGCCAACTCCATAAATTTCATCCCCGACTAATTCGGTAGCCAATGCTCTAATGTTGTAATCAGCTTGGATTCTTGGCCCAAGTTGCATCACCAGAGCAAAGGCTTCTTTATGGAACAATAAATTGTGTGAAACTTTTGGACTTGTTCCTGTAGTTGGAACTTGGTTCGTCCAGAAAATTCCTTCAAGCCCATATAAGCTTCCGATATTAGCCGTTTTAAGAGCTTGTGAATCTCCCCGATAATCATACCTAACAACTTCCGGAATCTCCAATAACGCCCTTTTCTGAGCCGCAGAAATAACCAAGTAACGATTTTCTGAAGGCACATCATTCTCATCAAGAACCTGAAGTGCATCCAGAATGGTTGAAAGAGTAATCTTAGAACTCGTAGTTCCTTTAGTTGTTGCCACACCTGAATATAACGCCAATAAATCACTATCAACCTGTTTCGCAAGAGCATAACCCATCTTTTGGGTATATGCCGCTCTCAAATCTGGCTTTGACTGAATTTTGGCAATATCTTCAATTCTGACTGCGACATACTTATGCTTATTGACTGTTAAAGTAATCTTACCCTCTGTGTTAGCTGAAAAAGTAACTTCTGTATCAGCTGTTTTGTCACCAGTGGAAAGATTTTTAACATAATCAATATGCACCGTATCACCAAAATTTTTTACTTCCTCAGAATACTTTTTAATCACCAAATTTCCCATTACCAGTTTTGATTCTTTTGCTTTCAAAACATCTAGCGACCATATCTCAGGAATAAAATCGGCAACAGTGGTAGTAGTTACATTTGGCATTTTTTAATTCCTTTCTATTTGATCAAGCCCTCTGCCACTTGTCTATCAATTTCTTCTTTATTAGCTTCAAACCATTCCAGATCCCCCTGATGTTCTGCTAACTCTGCTCTGGTAAAAATATGCCTTTCTTCTTTTTTTTGGTTAGACGGTGGAATTTCAGGGGCTGGACCATTATTAGTTTGTAAATTTTCTCCGCCAGAATCGTTGGGCTTTTGACTGCCTGCTTTAGCTTTGTCAATTCCCTCTTGTAAATATCTGGCCTGTTGGATGTAATCGCTTTCCGGACTTCCTTTAAGTGATTCAAAGGAATCCTTGAAAGACCGATATACATCAGGATAGTTCGCTCTGATATTTGCCATATAAGCATCGTGGGCTTTATTGTTTAATTCTTCTTCCCGAAGATCTAACCTCTCCTGATCACTAAGTTTTTGCTTTGCCCGATCTGCCTCACTTTGATACTTACTGACATCTTCACGAGCTATCCTCAAATCTTCTTGAAGTTTTTTTAAGTTTTCTTGAAGATTTTTATTTTCCTCCTCTATTCTTTTAAGGCGTTCGGTTTCTTGAACCTGAGGAGTATTGCCTTGCTGATTTTTCTCTGGATTCTCACCCAAAGATTTTTTATCATCAGACATAATAAGTTCTCCTTTCCGCCGATTCGCACCGGCTATTCGCTGAATCTCTCCAGCGAAATTTTATTATTTTATTTTTAACTTGAATGCTCGTTTATATTATACTAATTTTCAAAAGGTTGTCAAGGGTTATAATATTTTTCTCTTGTTGGCGTTGGCGCTTTCGGAAGAACTGCTTTTTTCTTTTTAACCGCTTTAATTATCCCCTCATATTTTGTTTTTTCTTTCTTTTTTATTTTCGCTTCAGGTGTTTCTAAAAGTTTTCCTCGCCTTTCTTTCTTTTCTTGGAATATCCTTTCTTTCGCTGGTATTCTTGTTTTTATTTCTTTTTTCTTTACTGGTTTTAATGGAAGTTTAGGTATTTCTAATGGAGTAATTTCTTTTGGCTCTTTATATCTAAAATTCTCTAAAATTTCTTTTGCTTGTTTTTCAGTCATCTTTCCTTCTAAAATATCACCGCGAATATCATCTTGTAAATCTTTAATATTTGTAAGCAAATACTGCCATCCTTTCATTTCCCGATAAGAAGGAATTAAAACTTTAAGCGACCGTTCTGGGCCTTTTTCTTTGTCTAAATAATAATCAGGGCTTTCCATCCAACGATAAATCATTTTAGAGAATGGCGGCAAATATCCTAACGAAAATGGATAGCTTGGATCAAGTGGCAACCATGACTCGCCGGCATTGATTAAATTCCAATACTTGCGTTCAAATGCTTTTCCTTTTTCTGACTCATGCCAATCCTGTGTTTTATTGATAATAACTGCCGCCACTTTCGGCCTGAGTGCTTTTCCGCCGATTAAATATTCTCCACCTCTTTTAATCACTTTTATCAGATAACTTAATGGGAACATTATGCCAGAATGCAATGATTTCTCAAAAGCTGAACGGTTTGGATTATATAAGAAAAGCGGAACTGCTTCTTCAAAAGCGGTATATCTTCCTAGCTTCAATGCCTCACGAATTGCATTGTCAAAAATTGCCGATTCTTTTCCTTGGGATAAAACTGTCTTTGTTTCATCAGCTAAATGGGCTTTTGCTCCACTAAAGCCATATTTTTTAATTATCTGCGCAATCGCTTCAGGATCATCAGCAAGCGGTTTATAAAAAACTTTTTTAAGATATGGAATTTCTTCTACACTTTTTAATCCATGCTTTTTAAGATATGCTTTAACAACCGGCATATTTTTCAGCGCTTCATCTGTTTTCAAAAGAAGGCCAAGTCCATAAGCATTAGCTTCGTTTTTAACCATAAATGGCAACTGCCTCCAACCACTCAGCAAAATATCTTCAGTGTATCCTAAAGCGCCAGATAAAACCGCTCGCTGTCCTTTAGTTAATTCTGGATGCAAAAAATCTCCAATAGTCCTTTTTAACTTTATTTGGTTTTGGACAGCTTTTCTTATTAACGATCCGGCAGGCAATTTATCCGCCCTAATTTCTCCCCATATCTTTACTTCTGGAACTTGCTGAAACCAAAATAATGTCCTTAAATGAAATCTGCCAAGAGTATAGTAAAAATATGCCGCATTATACCAACTGCTATATGATCTTAATTTGTTAATCAAATGAGTTGGAATCCCTGCTTCTTCCCAAGAAGTTACAAATGCCTGTCTGGCTGACTTATCTAATTTCTCTGCCTTCATGGCAACTTCACTGGAATACTTTGACTTACTTAAAATTTCAGCAACAATTTCTTTCCAAACACTTTTCCCTAATTCCCTTTCAGTTGGTCTGTAAATCGGGACATCTTTTCCCCCAATACTTATCATCGGCTTTTGAAGTTTTTTCTTAATTACTTCCCTTGCTCTTTCCGCATCCCTGCCAAAAACATCATACAAACTTTTATCTAATTTATTTCTAATCTTCTGATAAATTGCCTTTGAATTTTGTGGGACAAAAAATCTTCCAATTACCCCTTCTTTTAATTTGTTGATTGCCTTTCCAAGCAATGCTTTCCGTCCCTCTAAAAATGATGCATCGCCTTTAGGTAATTCCCTCACGCCCTGATTATAAAGAGTATCAAATCCCTGCTCTTTGACTGTTTTCTTTGTCCACGCTCCAATCGGCTCGGTCATTTTAAATTTATATTCCTTCGGCGGAGTGATTGCCTTTTGTTTCCCAGCTTGGATAAATTTTTTAGATATTTCTGGTCCTTTAATTCCTTTCACAATTTCATCATATTTTTTTAGAATCTCTGCTTTTAATTCTTGCGGTGTCCCTCTCCAAGTTCCCGAGTGAACGCCTTTATACATAAATGAAGCCAACGCCTTTAATTGTTCTTCTGGTGTTTTGAAATGCATTCCAGTAAAATCAGTCTTACCAACTTCTTCTATTGCCTCTTTAAGTTTTTTAACACTTCCCTTGTCTTTAATAATTCCTGCTAAAGTATCATCGCTCATTTTTGCCGCATCTTCAATTTTTGTAATTCCGTTTGCTTTCAAAATTCTTTTAACTGTTTGAGAAATCATTGGCAGATCATCAACTTTCGGATTATAAACACTGTCAAGAAATGAAACAATATTTTTCTTGTTAATTGTCATTCCTTTTTCTTTCATCACCCCTAAAAAATATGCCTCTGCCGCGGCTCTTATTTCTTTATCTTTAAAAACAGAAACTTTATTTATTGCTTTTTCGCCAAAGAATTTTTTAAAGGCCGATTCTGCCGCCTGATAATCAGCCGCATTTCCAATATATTTTTTCGCCTTTGTTATTTTTTGAAATGCCGCCCCAACAAAAGGCAAAGGAGTAATCATTGACCCTCCAAACTTTATAGCTTCTCTTTTAGCCCCTTCCTTTGTTAGCTTAATTGGCTTAAATCTTTCCTTACCTTCTGGTATCGCCCTACGGGCTATATCTGTTGCTACTGCGCCGCCGGCTAATTTCTTTGCCGCCGCACTAATTGCTTTTCCAACCGGTGTTGAAATCGGGCGAGCCGCTGTAATAAATTGTAATCCTCTGCCAACCTTGCCAACCGCTTTCGGAATCGTTGGAGTAAAAGCCTTTTTAATCCCTCCAGTAAAAACTGCCTTACCTGCTTTTGGAATGCCTTTAGCTAAACTAACTGCCGGACTCACCGCGGTTATTGCCGCAACTGCTGATGCCGCATCTCCTAAAACTTTTTGAGGAGTAAACGGCTCTAATTCTTTCTGCACGCCAGAAATGCCGCTTTTAATTTTTTCTAAATTTGCTTGAGTAATCTTCAAAGATTTCCGGTAAGCTTCTTTGGATATTTTCCCAGCTTCTTTTTTTGCTTTTAGCGCAGTTATCTGATCGTTTATCCGTTTTACTTCTTTTTCGTATTCTTTAATTTGAATATTTGCCGATGGTGCGGCGGCAATATCCTTTCCAAACCCAACTATACCCTTGCCAATACCTTTAGCAAATCCCCCCAACCGCTCTACTGCCTCAAGAGGATTTAAACTATAAAGATATTCTAATCCTTTGCCAATAGTTCTCAATGGAATTGAAAACCAAGCTCGGCGAGGTTTAGTTTCTTCCTTCTCCTTTGCTTCTTTAGCAACCGCCCTTGCGGCAAAATATTCTCCCAAATAAGGATAGATTTTTATCTTTTTTGGTTTTTCTTTAAATTCTTTATTTCCTTCTGGAATATACATAATTTTTATTTACCAAAATTTTAATCTTCCCAAAAACCTTTTCGCTTGGCTTTTAGCTCTCTCAAAATAATTGCTAACTTTTCCTGAAACCGCTTTCTTTATTACGCCAACATCTGACGGTAACCTCTTAAAAGTTTTTGGAGTATATGTTTTTTTAGTATAAGAAATGAATTTCTTTGCCGCTGGAATTGCCGGCGAGAATGGCGTTGTCAGTTTCCGTTTAGGAGCATAACCTCTCAAACTCGGCTCTTCTTTGTATCCATACATCCTTGCCCAGTCTTCAATGGTCTTGCCTTTCCATTGTCCTATGCCTTGGCCAGTGGCGGTAAATACCTTTTGGAGATCAGGCCGCCTTGCGTAAATTTGCCCTAATGCCCCACTTATTTTATTGCCTCCAAACAGCCCTTTAATTTTAGAAACAGCAGTAGAAGTTATGCGTTTAAATATGCCTTGTCTAGGAGCATAGCTTTTAAGGGTTGGCTCTTCTTTGTATCCATACATCCTTGCCCAGTCTTCAATGGTCTTGCCTTTCCATTGTCCTATGCCTTGGCCAGTGGCGGTAAATACCTTTTGGAGATCAGGCCGCCTTGCGTAAACTGCACCAAGAGCACCGCCGATTTGGCTCGGCTGAAATATCTTTTTCGCCGCAGTTCCAATCGCTCTGCCAATTGTCTTAATATCTTTAGGAAGCTGAGCCATCTTTTCTTTGCTAAAATCTTCTTTAAATTGAGACTTGACTTTCTGAATCGCTTCTATCGTTTTCGGGCCAACATAACCTGTTATTCCTTTTCTATAGGCCCCGATTGCTTTTAAATCTTTTTGCAATTCTTCAACAGCTTTTCCTCTGTCTCCAATCTTAAATTTAGATTTAATTATTTTTGCTACCGTATCTGAAGGCTTTGGAACTTCTGCAATTTTTTCCCGTAGAAATTCTTTAGGGGATGTAGTTTTAATAATATCAACTGCCTTCTGAATTTTCTCTCCAACATCAGCTCCTATGTTTAATCCTTTTCCAATAATTCCTTCTGGCCTGTCAAGCATATATCTGCCGACAGTTAATTTCATTTTTCCAAATTTCCCTTCTTCTTGCGCAACTTCTTTCCAAACATCCTCTTTTATTTTTTGCTGGTATTTTTGTATATCTTCTGAACTCATTAGTTTAAAATCAACATCCCTGTATCTTTTTTGAGATGGAATAAATTCTCCTGTCTCATTCAACATTCCCCATTGTTTAGTTTTCGGATCTTGGTATTCAACGATTACATTTCCATTTTCATCCTGCCGGTAAATTTCTTTTACTTTAATTTTCTCTCCTCGCTCATTTGTTATTGTTCTTTCAGTAATTTCTCTCCAAACTCCCATATCAGGATCATAAACATATCCTTCTTTTTGGTAACTCTGGGTAGGGTCAAATTCCCAGCTTGTTTTAAAATTGCCGGCTTTGTCAATTTTTTGAATTGCTTTAAAATTAGGATCAGAAAAAATCCTGCCGGTAAAATTTCCTTTATCGTCTCTTATTGGAATATTGGCTTTCCAAAAGCCATCAGTTTCAAAATGCTCCTGAACGCCTTTTAATGCATTATCTATTTTCTCCCACACGCTTTCAGTTAAATAAGGGCTATAAGCAAGATTGCTTAATTCTTTGATATAATCATCAGTCAGCTTAATCATTTCAACCGCATATTTTTCAGCATTGATATCGCCGGCATTTAATCTTTTCTCTAAAATGGTTTTTTGCTCAAAGTAATTATTTTTTACTTCGCTATATTTTTCTCTTACTTCTTTTTCTCTCGCCTGCCTTATTTTTTTCGCATTTGCCTCGCTGATTTTTTCTTTTTGCTTTTCATATTCCTGAGCTTCCTTGACTAACGAATCTATCCGCCCGATTAAAGTAAATTGCTTATTAACATCCGCTTCTGTCTCCAGCCGCCTGTTGAGATAATTATAGTAAACTTCTAAATTTTCATCAAAACTATCGCCTAAATCTCCCCGTTTATACTTTAGCAACATATCCCTGTCTTCAAGGGCAACCTGCTTATTATACTCTGCTAAAGCTTCTCTATTGATTGAATCCATCGTTGAAACATAGCGATTGTAATAAAGTATCTGTTTTTCCGGATCTTCGGCGCTCTGCGCAATGTCAAGATAAAACTTTGCCAAATCCATCTTGTTTGCTGTCTGTTGGTTTATGTCAAATTTAATTTTCAATTCCGCCCTTCTAACTTTTTCCCATTGGGCATTTTGGATGTCTTTTTGGATTTCCAGATATTCATTGCTGTCAGGATCAATATTTCTTAGCAAGTCTTCTTTAAATCTAATATAATCATCCGGCTCAATCGTTTTAGCAACTTTAAAGCCAAAATCCATTTGCTTGTTAATGTGCTGTTCGGTAATATCATCTAACTTTTTCTGCGTAGTAAAATATTCCAAACTGTCTGGATCAAGAGTCTTTAACCGCTCAGTCAGATATTCTGAATAAACCGCATAACCAATTAAACCATCCTTATAATCTTCTGTTATTTGCCGGTATTCCAAATTAGCTTTCTCTTTGTATTCTTTTTCCAGTTTTTTATTGTAAGCATTAGTAACGTCTTTTATCCTTTTTTTTATCGTAAAATAATCGTGCGTTCCTTCTGTAAGCCCAGCTAATTTATTTTGGAGAAAACTAATATACTCTTCAAACGAAATAATGCCATCCCTGTAATCTTCTGTCATCTGCCGATATTCCAAATCATAAAGGCGAGGCTTAGCCACTGCAGTCGGCATATAAATGCCGCCCCCTCTTTTGCGACGGCTTCTTCTTTTAAGGGTTAATTTTTTTGTTGATCGTCTTAAAGCCATAAATTTTTATTCAAATTTTCTTTTAGGGCTTCCCTTTTGTAATGCTCTGCTCATCCTTAACCTTGGAGGGACTTTATCAATCGGTTGCTCTTCTTTTTTGTTTTGCGATTGGTCAAGCAATGGCTTTGTTTTTTCTTCTGGGCCGGGTTTCCCTTTTCTTAATTCAACGGCAGGAGAATATTCTGCTCCTTCTGCGTTTTCAAGATGATAGGCAAATAATTCTTTTACTCCGTCAGGCAGTAAATCAAACTGCCTTGAATTTATAAATTCTAAATGCCGGGCATTATGCGCTTCAAAATCTGGGACACTTCCCGGATCAGTCGGCGGCACTTCCTGCCCATTAGCCATCTGGTAATTTTCTTGGTCAGCTAAAGCCGCTGATTGCAATTGTTCCTCTTCGGAAGGACCAGCTTCTCCTTCTTCCCCAGCTCCAGCCGGGACCGCTCCTTCGCCTTCCATTATTTTGGCTTTTGCCTCTGCTTCAATTTTTGCATCAATCATTTTCTCTATTGCAATTTTCTTCATTTCATATTCTACATTCTTAACTCCTCGCTTTCTCGCCACCGACTCTTTAGAAATAATTCCTCTGTCAACTAAATTAACATCATTCGTTACAGACACTGCTTCATCCTGAGGAGTTTTAACTTCCCAATATACATCAACCATTGTGTAGGGTTTGCCTTGAAAATAAATCAGTTCTGCAAAGGAAGGATTATTTTCCGCCGTAACCCGTAAAAGCCAAGAATACAAATTACGGAGTTCCGGAATCCAATAAATGCTCTTTCTTAAAATTTTTCTTTCAGCCGGATGATACTGGATTTTTAATGCTGGCCCAGTATTGATAGACCCTTCTGGATCTCCAAACACAGCATTAGTCATTCCAGTCTCATTTCTTAAATGCTGCTGATTGTCTTTTATGACATTATTAAGCGGATAATTATTTATCTGGGGCGTTTTGAAGTTAATCGATTCTCCCGGAATTAACCTTACGTCAAAACTCCTCGTTCCCTTAATCCTATCCAAAAGCCCCTCCCTTTGCGAAATTAGCTCTTTAGAAGGAAAAACATTGCCATCTATTAAAGCATATTCTAGGGACTTTAATTTATTTATTAAAATCTGCGTTGGGATTATTCTCCGCAAATCCGACTGGCCTAATCCTTTTTTCATACCCATCGGCGCATTCGGAATATACCAAACCGGAGGAAGTTTTTTGCCGTCTTGGGCAATTCTAGGAATTTTATGCTCTTTCTGATAAACAAATCTGTCTTTTAAAATTACTGAATAATTTTTCTCGTCGTAGCAATGTATAACTTCCACCATTGGATTTAATTCCATCTGTTGTTGCTTCCAAGACTGATAAGCCAAATCTGCCCATCCTGTTTCGGCCATTCCGTCAGCCCTTATCGTTTTTAAATAATCTTCTTTGGTAAAAATTTCAACTTTTTCCTTATCAAGATATTCTTTATATCTTCTCTCTAATTCTTGAACAGAAATGCGCTCACTCCAGAATATTTTTTCAACTTCAGTAAGTTTTCCAGTCCTAAATTTTATTCTTACATTCACCGGATTTATAGCTTCAAAAGCGGCCATTTTCCCATATTCCCCGTCTGTAAAAATTTTCCCAAGAAAAAGCGTGCGACCATATAACGAACCGTCGCACGCTCCATTTGCTAATTCTCTATGATAGTGTGATTTATTTAAAATTAACCTAAGGCATTTTTCAATGTCTGTAATCTGATCTGTTTGGATTTCATCTTCTTCTTCATCGTAAGGATCAACATCAACAAACGGATTTTCTTCCTGCGGTTTTGGAACTCTAAACACCGGAGGATAATTCATTAAAATCTCTGTGTTAATATCTACCACTTCATCGCAGTGGTTTTCTAACATCCTGACATTTTCTTTAATAAAGCTATTATCTAAATTCCATCCATTAGAAAAAATAATGCTTTCATGTTTCCAGTGTTCGCCTGAGTAAAAATCCTCATAAATTGAACAATCTCTAGAAAAATTTTCTGCTGCTTGTTCAAGACTTTTATATTCTTGAGCTAATTTTGAAGCAATAATAAACTGCTCTGTCATAAATTTATTTCCTGACAAAGTCTTGAAGAAGCTACCAACATTTATTAGTTTAATAATTATTAAAAATCTTGTCAAGGGGCAACCTGTGGATAACTCTGTGGATAAGTATAAAAAACTCCCCATCTTTCGTTTGGGGGAGTTTTTTATCTTTTCACGCCATCATCTTATCATATTTTTTAAACAATGTCAAGACCTATTTTTTAAAAATCCTAATTCTTTCAAAATACCCCTTTTTAGCGGTTTAATTTTCTTTTATGTGGTTTTATACCTCTCCTACCCCTTTCGCTTGTTCTACCCCCAAAATTTTAAGAATTTCGCCTATGCCAGTCTTGCTTTAGAAGCTGTTTTCTTACCTATACGCCACTTCAATCTTAACAGCGATATATTTTTTGGCGAGCCAAGCGGCCAAACAAAGCGAAATAAACCTGTCTGTTCTGAGATTTTTGTCATCCCACTGGTAAACTTTGCATTGCTCAACCAGCTCATAAATATTCGGCATTCTTATCAGGCCATAATTCGGATTCTCCTCAACCACTTCCCTGATGTGCCCCTCTTTGTCGTAATAAACTCTTTTTTTCCTTTTGTAGGCAAGCATTTCCCTAAAATTAACAATCAAATCCCCTTTGTTAATCTGCTCTTTTTCTTCCTTTGTTTTTGTGCCGACAATGCTGGCAAAAAAAATATTAACGCATTTTTCCAAAAGCTGAGCCCTCATCAGCTGTCCCCCCATCCCTGACGCATCAAAAAGCACATAGGCATTGTTGTAAGTTTCCTGAAGCGATTTTATTTCCGCATAAAAAATTTCCGGCGGCAGCTTTTTTGCTGAAATTCCAAAATGCTTAACCAGCACAAACGGCTCTCTGGTTATGTCAAGCACGCTTACGGAATTATCGTCAGTTATCATCGCTGAATCAATTCCGATGACATACCGATGCCCAACAACCGGCGACTGCTCAAGGGGCAATTTAATATCAACCGCGTGGTCAACCGTGTCGTTCGGTATTACCGATTCGCCGGTTTCAACAAAATCTCCGTATAAAACCTGCCGCATTAAATTCTCATCGTGCTTATAGGCCGCAGTTAATCTTTTCAGCGCTTCCTTGGGAATATAAATATTTTCCTTCGTTGAGCCCTGATGAATATAAGCATTCGGATCTTCTTTAAGCTCGTTAATCACCTGCGAGTAATCAAACTTAAACCCTTGGGGAGTTCCGATAATTCTAATAATCCCTTTTTTGCTCATTGCCGTTCTCGGGATCAAGGTCGCAAAAATAAATTTATGGAGTTCAGGAATATCGCCGGATTCGTCAATAATTATCCTGTGGAACGTTTTCTGCTTCATGCTTGCCCCAAGTCCGCTATAACTTCTGCCCCAAAATTCAGAGCCATTAAAAAATTTTAAGACCGGCGGCTGTGTTGAATCAGATTCAATGCCCCTTTTTTTAGTGATAAACCAGCCTTTTAATTTGCTTTGGTTAGTATGCCCTCCGGGTTTTACAATTTTTCCTTCAACGATTTTTATAAGCTCGTTAATCAAAGTCCTGCTTCCGGAGTATTCCGGAGCGGCTACTGCCTGCAAGTATTCAGACCTCAGCCAAGCCTCCGGATCATCCGTTTCCAAATCCAGCTTAAAATAAGCATCATGAATTACGCCTAAAGCTTCGTGGAATGTCTTGCCCCACTTGTTTCCGCTTCTGTTTAAAACAATCGTTTTGCCTTCCGAGTTTTTCTCATAACGGAACTGGTCCAAAGTCAGGTCAATGTCTAAATAAAATTTCGCAAAAGCTTTTAATCCTTCCGCATTTTTTTGCCGGGCAATTTTATCGGTTTCAATCCTTTCCGCTTCCTCTTTCAATCTCCTGTATTTCTCTTGTAATCCGTTTAATATCTCCTTCAACTTGCTTAATTGTATTTCCAAGACTTTTAATCTCGTCCGGCGAGATTCGTTTTCTTTCTTCATTTTGGCTTTGTGTAATAAATTTAGCAAAAGCAATTTTTACAGAGTCTTCTTCAGCTTTTACAGATCGTTCCCTTTGTTCAAGAGTAATCGGGATAGCAAGTTCGCCTAAAGTAAAATACCGTTTAGCATCAGCCAGTTGGTCAATCATCCTTTGCGTCGCCAGTTGCTTAGCTTTCTCAAGTGAAATTTCTTCTTTTACTTTGGCTTGGTAGATAAGCATTGATTCTTCTTGGGCTTGTTCAATTTTGCTTCTATCAATCGTGATATGTTTTCTGTGGTTAACAATGCTTCTTTTTATGTGTTCTTTTTTGCCGGGCACTCTTTGCTTTCCTGTCTCTGGGTCAATAACCATGCAAAAGTCAACAATGCGAGAAAGCATTACTCCGTCCATAATCATTTTATCAATTTCAGGCTTATAGACAGAATTACAAATTCTGCAATTAGGGTTGATGGTGAAGCCAAACTCTTCAGGGACAATTTCTTTTTTGTTTGTTATTGTTATATTCTTCATCACTTTTTATTATATTACTATTTTTTAGTATGTCAAGAGCATATTGGATTTTTAGTTTTTTTCTTATTAAAAAAAATAATAGATAACTACTACCGCTGGTAGTTATTTTTAAATATATTTTTAATATATATATTTAGAAAAAGGGATAGTGTTAAAACAACCACTATTTTTATAGTTATTTTGGGCTAAAATATAATAAATAGGTAAAATAGTTATTTTTTTCAAAAGGTGTTAAAACAACCACTAGCACTAGTGTTAAAACAGCCACTACTGATAGTGTTAAAACAACCACTATTTGCTAGTGTTAAAACAACCACTACCCCCCCCATTTTGAATGAGCGTCCCCTTCTCAAAAAAGGGGGTGGGCGATTTAATGCTATACCCGATATTTTTGCAAAAATATCAAAATAAAATTCACTTTTTAACTCCAAATTGTAAATACCCTAATGGCGACTTATCCATAGGTTATCCACAACTTACCTATTACGATTTTCAGAATAAAGGGAACTCACACATCTTTTAAAAACGACTTATTTAACACATCTTAAAAAAGCGATTTCAATTCTTAAAGCGATTTTCACTTGCAGAAATACCGGACCTTAAAGCGATTTTATAAGCGATTTTTAAAAAGTTATCCACAACTAACACATTTTACAATAAAAAAAACTAAAAACCTAAAATAGACTTATCCACAAGCTAAAAATGGCTAAAATAAGCCAAAAAAAACACAAAAAAGACTTGTCAGGGTATTGACAATCTTTTTAGAAGTTATATAATTATAATAGAAAAACAAAAGAGGAGGTGATAAAAAATGAGGCTAACAACAACCCGGCAACAAGCCGAAATATCCCGATTAAAAAGACTTGCGACATTTTATTTGCTAACTACACTTTTTCTACTTTATTACATTTTAACTAAATAACAAACGGAGACTAAAAAAATGGCACTTATAAAAAAAGAAGATATTCTACGAGAAATTGAAACCTTACAAAAAGAATTACTAACTGATTATAAAAAGAAATACTATAATGACGAATACATATCAGAATATAATCTCTTAAATCAATTTAAAAAAATTATAATCTCAAAGGGAGACTAAAAAATGAAAACATTATCAGCTTTAAAACTACAAAACATTGAAATTGACTGGTTGCACGACAAGACAGAAGCCCCACTAATGCAAGCAATGGCGATCAATCAGTTAAGGGAAATCTATAAAGGAGCTAAACGCTACGGATACATCCTACTATCAGGAAATGAAGGAATACTCCCGGAAGGATGCTACTATTTACTGGAGCTTAAAACCGATTTAAAAGATGGAAAAGGAATACAAAATGCTCTAATAGCATTTAAAGAAAATGGCGACCATCTCAGGGGTTATGCAATTTTTACAGACTCGGACCAACTAAAAAACTAAAAATAAGGAGGTGATAAAATATGAATATAGAAGACATAAAAAATGAAACCAAGCGGCAACGCATACTAAATGAATTTGTCAATCAGCACATTGGAGAAAATCAGACAATGCTGATTGATGAATTGCTAAAAAATGAAATTGTCCATTATGAAGACATTGTCAATCTCTACGATGACGATGAAGAGCCGGAGGAGATTTTTGAATGGTGGCAAGCTGATGAATGGCTATTAAATAAGCTGGAAGCTAAAGGCGAACCAGTCTTGCGGAGCGACTATGGCAACTGGTGGGGACGGACTTGCACAGGGCAAGCAATCCACATGGATGCAATAATTGAAGAAATCTACAAAGAATCGCAGATTTAAAGTTTTTTCACTCCCTACAATAACATTGCAGGGAGAAATAAAACTTTAAAAATATGTTTATAGAAGATTTTAAACAACTAAAAAAAGATTTGTCTATCCATCAGAAAATAATAAAAAAAGCGGACCGAGAGGAGCTGAAATTCATTAAAATTGAAAAAGAAAACCCGGACACAATAAAATTGACATCCACAGATGGAGTGCGGCTGTTTGCGACGACATCTCAAGTAAAACTCCGAGATAATCTAAAATTTAATAGATTTATACCGCTGGAAAAAATTGATACCCTAAAAAAAGAAATAAAGAGCCAAGAAATAGAAGATAAAGAATTTACAAAATACCTTATGGACAATCCTAACTATCCGGATGTGAAAGCTATCAGACCGAAATATAAACATCACTTTAAAATTGAAACTGAAGATTTAAAAAGATTTATCAGAATAGCTAAAAAATGGGGCACATCCTATATTGATTTCAAACTTGCAAGAGGGAAATTGATTTGCCGGGTTAAATATTATAGAGAAAAATATGATGAATATAGAGGGAAAGACATTGCCAAAGCTAAAGTTAAAATCCCGGTAATACACAGCACGCAAAAATATATCAGGTTTTTAATCAATCCAAAGTTGTTAGATGATATAATACCGGCAAAGGGAATTATCACGATTAAAAAGAATAAAGTAGATGAACCGTTGTTATTTGGCAATAATTTAATCATGGCAATTAAAAATAAGTAATAATATTTGTTTAATTGCCTATAAAAATTATTGCTGGATTTAAGCGGTTGATCTCCGCGATGACACCTCGCAAGAGGAGCTATCATAAGATAGTTAAGATCCGATCAGTCTGGCACTTTTCATTTGTAAGTTTTAAAATGTCTATGGAGTTAACGGGAGCAAGGCAATCACGCTAAGCATTAAAAACATCGGGCTATCAGGGTTGCCGGATGACCGCGAAGCGAAATAGAACTTTAAAATTTACAAGCTGGACAATGACTTTTAGGAACAAGACTAAATGACCACCTCAAAGAGGTTGACTGCCGGCAAAGCCGGCTGACACCTTGAAAAGACAAGGCAAGAATTTGAGACTTGTAAAAATATCAAAACCTTGACAATTTGACCACATAGCCGAACCGAAAAAACCTTGCCGATAACAAAGAGAGTTGCTGAACGATGTTGCTTGTTTTGTTATTGGCACAGGTTTAAATTCTGACAAGCAAGTTTAGTGGTTAAACCTTGCCGGATTGTGGACCAAAACATTGGACCAAAACCAAGCCGGCAAGGATTTAATTATTAAACAAAGGAGGCGAAAAAGATGAAATTTAGAAAGGAAGAAATTAAAAAATATAATTGGCTGATAGATTATATCAGAGAAGAGATGGAAACGGGCAGAGATTTTTGGGCAAGCTTATTTTCAGGGGGTTTAACTTTTACAGAGGATATAGAGAGATTTTGTCATTATGCTTCACAAATAGGGGCATTAGATATTTCAGAAGAAATTTTAAAAGAACATCCAGAATGGATTTAACTATCAAAGATGAAAATCACAAAACAAAATAACAATATTATAATTCAGTTTAATTATGATAAAAAAATAGTAAACGCAGTTAGGGAATTGCCGGCAAGGCGGTTTAATTTTCATAAAAAGTTTTGGACTGTGCCTATTCAACACGCTGAAATAACATTAGAAAAATTAAAGCAATTTAATCCTATAGTAGATCCTAAAATAAAAGAAGAGATTAACCGGCAAAAGAAAAACCTTACTGACCTTGAGAAAATCAGGAATAAAAAAGATATAGAAATGAATTTTAAAACGCCGCTTTTTAACTATCAAAAAATCGGAGTGGCTTTTATGTTAAAAGCTAAAAATTGTATTTTAGGTGATGAGCCGGGATTGGGCAAAACGATCCAAAGCATAACAGTTGCCGAACATAATAAAGCAAATAAAGTTTTGGTTTTATGTCCGGCATCCCTTAAAGAAAACTGGCACGAAGAAATAAAAAAATGGACCAAACGAAAAAGCATAATTATAAAAGGCACGGCAAAAATGCGGAAAAATCAATGGCAAAGCGAAGCAAATTATTATATCGCAAACTATGAATTATTACTCAGGGATTTAGAGTTAATGCAAAATATAAACTGGGATTTCATAATTGCCGACGAGGCTACAAGAATATCTAACCCTCAAGCTAAAAGCAGTAAAGCAATTAAAAGAATAAAAGCAAAAAAAAGGCTTGCCTTGACCGGCACGCCCATAAATAACAAGCCGGATGATTTATGGAATATTGCTGACTATATCAGACCGGGGGAATTTGGAAGTTTTTGGAATTTTAAACAGCGGTATTGCATATGCGATTATTGGGGAAGCACAATCGGCTACCGAAATCTAAACGAAATAAGAAACAAAATACAACGGATAATGATTAGACGAAAAAAGGAAGAAGTGCTAAAAGAATTGCCGCCGAAATTATACGAGGATATTTTTACTGAATTAAACGGATATGAAAGAAGCTATTATACCTCTCTAAAAGAAGAAATGATTGCTTTAATCAATAAAAATACCGTAGAAGCTACCAATGCTTTAACACAGATGATTAGACTAAAACAACTAACAAGCAGTTTAGAGCTATTAGGCGGAGAAGGTTCAAGCAAGTTAGAAACGCTGAAAGAATTATTAAAAGATATAATCTGTAATGGAAATAAGGCAGTAATATTTACACAATTTGCCGAGATGAGTAAAATAATGTTAAGGGAATTAGAAGAGTATAATCCGCTTTTAATCAATGGGGAAATCCCGGCAAACGAAAGGCAAAAGATTGTCCATAATTTTAACAATAAAAGCGAACATAAGATAATGATAATGACCGAAGCTGGAGCATTTGGGCTCAATCTCCAAAGCGCAAGTTATGTAATTCATTATGATTTAAGCTGGAGTTTAAGCAAAATGATTCAAAGGGAAGACCGATGCCACCGAGTTGGACAGAAGAAAAACGTGACGATTTATACTTTAATGGCGAGGAATACTATTGATCAATATGTCAGAAGCGTAATCTATCGCAAGCAAAAATTGAGCAACTTTTTATTGGATACTAAAAATGAAATGCAATCTGGAAAGCTAACCAAAGAAGATTTATTAGAATTATTAAAATAGAAAGGAGGTAATTAAAATGGTTTTAGTAGATAAATCCAAACCAAACCATCAGCATTGCCGGTATTGCGGCAAAGAAATACCATTAGGCAGATATAAATTTTGCAGTCCCGAGTGCGCTAAAAAATGGCGGCTGGAATATATAAAAGAATGGCAACGCAAAAAAATGAAAAAGACAAACTATCAGTATTTAAAAAAATGGAAAAAAGAAAATCCCGAAAAAGTAAAAGTGCAATATCAACGGTGGATAAAAAGAAAAAAGGGGGATGTAAACAACCAACACTTATCCACTTGACAAGGTTTTAAAAATTTGATAAGATGTAAATAGAATATTAACCTGTGGATAACTAACTATGTCTCCTTATAAAATAATGTTAAAAAAAATAAGAGATGCCAAAGCTGAATACATCTTATATTATCGGAAACAGCATAAAAGTTTTGAAGAAATTGCTAAAACTGTCCCAGCTGACAATAAAATAGGCATTTCCCGAATGAGAGCGCATCAAATTCTCCAAGAATATTTTCAGGACCAATTAAAAGGTAATCAGGATTGACCCTTTTATAAATGGATGCCCTCTTTTAGTTTTTTTAAAATTGATCCTTGAACGCTCTTTAAAATATTTGGGCATTCATTTATAAGAGGATCAATTAAAAAAAACTATGGCAAGTCCGCAATTAGAAAATGGATATACACAACTCTCCAATGAATTATTAGAAGCAATTATTAAATATCCTTTTGGTAAACGCTCTCTTAAAATTATCTTAATAATTCTCCGTGAAACTTATGGATGGCATCGGAAGAAAAAACAAATTAGTTTTGGGAAAATAGCAGAAAAAGCTCCAATAGACCGGCGGAATGTTATTTATACTTGTAATATTCTTTTTAAACATAATATTCTTTTTAAACAAAAACTTAAAAACAATAAAAACATTTGGGGAATAAATAAAAATTATGAAGAATGGCTGATGCCGGATGGAAAAACCTTATTTAGAGAGTATGAATTTCAATTTAAAGAGAGAAAATTAAAACAAGCACAATGGCAAAAAATTTGGATCAAGAATAAATTCCCAGAGTTAACAGAAATTTTAGCAGAAGAAATAGAAGAGCTTTTAAAAAAATATTCAGAACAAAAATTTATAGAAGCATTAAAAATCGCTGTTAAACAAAACAATAAAAAACTTGCTTATATTGAAGGAATTTTAAAAAGGATGAGTAGTGAAGAAAAACAAGAAGAAAATGATGCTACCGGTAAAACTCAAATAAGCGACGGCAGATGGCTAACTGATGAAGAATTAGCCGAAGAAGAAATGAAAGGAAATATATATTATGAACGAAAAACGAACAAGTGGATTTGTATCAATCCTCAACCATAAAAAAAATTACATTGATTTAATGATAGAAAAAGGGCTTTTAACAAAAGAGAAAGGAGAAAAAGCAAAACGACTTATTTATAATCCATTACTTGGGTTTACTAATGCAAAGGAAATAGATGAAGCATTAACAATGGGAGCAATTAAAAAATGGAAAGAAAAAGGAGAAGTGCGATGGGGAGTTGCAACTGAAGAAAAAATTATCAATGGCAAAAAAGTTATAGTTATTGCTCAAGCATACAGAGAATTTGAAGAAAAAAAGAGAAAGAGAGAAAAGGCCGCTTATTATAATAAAGAATCAATGGATAATTTAATTCGTAAAGAAGAGAAGGGAATAGATGTTGATAAAATTTTTAAAGTTTTCCCCGGCAGTAAAAAAGTTAATTAAAAAAAACAATGAGTGAAAAAATTAAAATAGATAAAGATTTTCTAAAAAAAGTTTTAGAAGAACAATCAAAACTTAAAGAGAGAGTTAAAGCATTAGAATTAGAAAAAGAAAAAAGGGTATACCAAAATCTACAACATCTCCCAGAACAAAAAGATGAAAAGTTTAATATGGATTTCAGTATAAAATATTTTGGAGAAAAGGATATTTTAAAAGAACAGCAATTTCAAAAAGAATTAAAAGAAATGATGAAGAAATACAGAGTATTTGTTTGCCAAGCAACCTTAATAAAAGTTTTTTAAATAACAAAGAAAGGGACAAAAATATGCCAATTAAAGGACTTTCTCAAATTAGGCGATTACCTCGTTTAGGGGTTATCAGGTTAGGCGTTAAAACTAAATCAGCTAAAGGAACTGAATACCCTAAAGCTGTTGATTACTTTGTTTGTCCGGATGAAGTTAAAAAAGTTTATGGTGAAAAGCCGAGAAAATTAGATATTGTTCTGCCGCTTGAAAACATAGATGATGTTTTCCCACAATTTTATAAGAGATATGGCCATTCAATTGGATTAAAATGTAAGGGAGATGGCGAAATAGCAAATCAAATCAATGAAAAAACAGGCGAGTTTGAAGAAGTAGAATGTCTTGGGCAAAAGTGTCCATTTTATCAAGCTAAAAAATGTAAAGAAGTGGCAACACTTAATTTCATTTTACCAAAAGTTCAGCTTGATGGAATATATCAGCTTCACACCTCCAGTTATCATTCTATAGTTAAAATCAATAGTTCGCTTGATTACATTAAAGCAATGTTTGGCAAAATTTCAATGATTCCCCTTAAACTAATAGTGGAAGGAACAGAAGCCCACCCCGATAAAAAAATGAGAAAGATTGTTTATACCCTACGAATTGCTTTTGACACAAACGAAATTATGGAATCACTTCAAAAAAGAAAGACACTTTTATTTTCCCAGCCAAAAAAGCAAATAGAAATGCCAAATGAAATAAACGGACCACAGCAACCAGTAAAACCTGCCGCCCCAAAAATAGAAATGCCGACAAGCGATGAAAAGCCTGATGATCTTTTTCCGGAAGAAGAAGAAGAAATCAAACTTTGTGATGTTTGTTCACAAGCTCTTACTGAAGAAGAAGTTGATTATTGCGAATCCCATCAATTTACAAAAAATGGCAAACTTATGTATCAATATTTATGTTCTAATTGTATAAAAGATTTAGGTTATAAAAAATAAACTATGAAAATAAATAAAGAGGATATAGAAACAATAATTTGGATATTTTTAGGAGTAGCATTTGTGTATTTAATGATTCATATTGGATTTTATCTGACAACAAGACCGCAAGCCGAAATGAAGTCCCCTCTGCAGACAGTATGGGAGACGAGAGTGGATCTGCAGGCTAAGTTTCCCGATGGAGTTAACGGAGTAGAGGAGATGCAAGGATGGACTCTTCAGCAATGGGCTCAAACATTTGGCTGGAAGGAGAACCGCTTGCTTAAAAGATATAATCCCGAAGCAGAGAAAGAATACATCTACCGCAAGTATCTTCCACTTGAGAGAACTTTACAGGAAATCTCATCGCACATATATGGAGACGGCTACAACTGTATTGACTTCTCGGAAGACTTTCAGGAGGCGTTGAGAAATAAAGGAATGGAAAGTATTCTGATTATTGGTAATACCCCGAGTGGCTATCACGAATGGGTGGGAGTATACTTTGATCCTATGTTGGGTAATTTTGTAAAAGTTTCAAGCAATTACAGATTTGAAAGGGTTGTTTCAAAAGGTTATTGGGATAAATAAATTCGGGTGAAGTTTATAAACTAGTTAATAAATAAACTATGTCAAAATTTAACAAAACTACAAAACAAAAAACTATTACCAAAAATTATGAAGGAGAGAAAGCTTACACGCTAACTCCCGAATTGGAATTATATTCTGCTGTGGTTACATCTACCCTTAATCCGAAATTTTATGAGCCGACTGAAACTGGAAATGTTTTGCCTCGCTTAATGGCTTTAATGAAAAAAGTAAGTCCAGAGTTTGTTGCTAAGTTAGCAGTTTATGCCAGAGAAAAAATGTATTTACGAACTATCCCGTTGGTTTTAGCGGTTAAGCTGGCTAAAATTCATAAAGGCAATAATCTTGTCTCAAGATTGGTAGAGCGAGTAATCCAAAGAGCTGATGAAATTACAGAAATCCTTGCTTATTACCAAAGATATCATGATAGAACAGATATAAAGAAATTAAATAAACTTTCCAAACAAATCCAGAAAGGAATTGCAAAAGCGTTTGAAAGCGGTAAGTTTGACCGTTATAATTTACAAAAATATAATAGAAAGACTGAGGTAAGATTAAGGGACGCTTTATTCCTTTCTCACGCTAAACCAAAGGATAAAGAGCAGGCAGAATTATTTAAGAAAATTGCCGAAGACACTTTGGAAGTTCCTTATACTTGGGAAGTTGAGTTGTCCCACTTAGGTCAGCAAGAGTTTGAAACAAAAGAAGAAAGACAAGAAGCATTTAAAAAGAAATGGGAAGAACTGATTGATAGCGGAAAAATAGGTTATATGGCTCAATTAAGAAATTTGAGAAATATTCTTGAGGCTGATGTTTCACAGAATCATCTTGCTAAAGTATGCAGTTATCTATCCAATCCAGAAGCGGTCAGGAAATCAAAACAACTGCCCTTTAGATTTTTATCAGCATATCGGGAACTGAAAAAAACTCCTTCTCCTTACACTTCAATGGTGTTAGACGCTTTAGAAGAAGCGATTAAAGTAAGCGCAGAGAACATAAAAGGATATGATTATAATACTTCAGTTTTGATTGCTTGCGATGTGTCTGGTTCAATGGAAACCTCAATTTCTCCGAGAAGCAAGGTTCAGTATTATGACATCGGATTGGTGTTAGGAATGCTTTTACAATCAAGGTGCAAAGCGGTGATCTCGGGAATGTTTGGTAATGAATGGAAAGTAGTTCAATTGCCAAGAACGAGTATTTTACATAATGCTGATGAACTACACGAAAGGGAAGGAGAGGTGGGATATTCTACAAACGGCTGGAAGGTTATCAGATATTTAAGAGAAAATAATATCAGGATAGACAAGGTGATGATATTTACTGACTGCCAGTTGTGGGATTTTGTTTTTGGTGAGACTCATATTAACGATGAATGGAGAGAATACAAGAAGTTCAATCCCACTGCTAAACTTTACCTGTTTGATTTGGCTGGTTATGGAAATACTCCTTTATCGGTTCAAAGAGATGATGTTCATCTGATTGCTGGCTGGTCTGATAAGGTGTTTGATGTTTTAGAAGCATTGGAAAAGGGCGGTTCGGCAATTGACGAGATAAACAAAATTGAACTTTGAAAAACAAAGGGTGGCGTAGGAAAGAGTTACTTCGATCGGTTTACATAGGTTCGACTCCTATTGCTACCTTCGGGTAGTAAAATACTCTTTCCGCCTGTTCCCCTTTACGGCGGGGGTAGCTCAGTGGCAGAGCGCTTATGTTCTCTTTTCGCTTGTTATCCTCTCGGTGTCGTAGAAAAGAGATACTTCGCCTTTTTTCACGCGAGAGGTCGTGGGTTCGATTCCCACCCCCCGCCCAAACTTGAAATTTAATCATTAAGCCAAATAAGTTCGGGTGAAGTTTATAAACTAAACAAGTTTATATTCCATCTAATCGGGTGAGAAAGGAGTAAATATGAACCTTACAATCAGCAACCAAACCAAAAAAGAACTGATAATCTTCTTAATTGTAATAATGGGATTTATCTGGCTTGCATTGTCGTTGGAGAATGCCTACAATGAGCAAAAATTGGAAGAACTAAGAGAAGAAAAGATAAAACTGGAGCAGAGAAACGAGGAACTTTTTCAGGAACTAAAGGAAACTATCCATAAGTCGGAGGCTGGCGTTCGTGATAGTGAGGCGCTGGCATCCAGCCCTGTGGAAGAGTTAGTCGGTAGTCGGGGCAATTCGACTGATGCCCCGACTTCCGATGGGATAATCAGGGAAGTAACGATGTATACTTCCCGTCCCGAGGAGACAGACGAAACGCCCTGCATCTCAGCTGACGGAACGAACATCTGCGAGGTTGACTACAATGTCTGTGCGACCAATGCCTTCCCGATTGGCACGAGGCTGTATGTGGACAAGCTGGGCGAGTGTATCGTCAAGGATGTGATGTCTCGGAAATACCAACACAGGATAGATTGGTATGCTGGGACGGATGTGGAACGGGCTCTGGCTTTCGGAATTCAGCGCTTACGAGTAAAAAAATTGGATTAAAAAAATAAATAAGATTTATGACAAAAAAGTTAAAAATAGGCGATTTTAAAAGAAAAGGGATGAAAGGAAGTTTTGGGCATTATTTTAGTTGTATTTTACCAGACAAAAAAGAAGTTTGTTTAGAAGCGTGTCTAAATGGGTATGATGTTGCAATTTATGATAAAAAAGGCAATCTGATTGGCGAGAAAACCTGCACGAATATAAAAGGAATGCTTGAAGCCCAAATAATGTCTGGATTTAGTATTTTAACTGGTGAAGCATTAGAGAAAGCAGTAGAAATAGCAAATAAAAAGATTAAGGAACTTTATGACAAAAAAATTGATTAAAATAACTAAATAAAACTTATGAAAAAAGAAAAGAAAATTGAAAATTGGGAAAAGGAGTTTGATGAAATATTAGATAGGGTTATATGGTGTGAAGAAAACTTTAATCCGTTTGGTTATGGTAATCCAGATAGGGACACTTTAAGAAATTTTGTTTATCAGCTTGTTAATGAATTTCTTAATAGACAAAAACAAGAAATAAAAGAAGACCTCCAAACTGTTATACATATGCTTGAAGGCTCAACCGCCACCAGAGAACAAATAGCGAATTATATTAAGAGATATTTATTAACTAACTAAAACTATGCCAAAAGCAGAGCAAACAATTAAAGAGGAGATAATAAAAATAGTTTCTGGCCCTGTGTGGTATTTTTCTCTTTCCAAAGAGGGAGAAAGAAAATTAGATAAAATAATTGAAAAATGGTTTGAAGAATTTATGGTTGATAAGATTATCAGAAGAGATGTAAGAAGAATAACTTGTTTAGAAGAGCTAAAGTTGAGAATTAAGAAAATGTTAAAAGAATTTAACTAACCATAAACCTATGCCAAAAGAAAAGAAAACAATTAAATTTAAAATAAATTCTCGTTTAGATAGAGATGAATTAGTGGCGATTTTAGCCGATAATGGATATAAGGTGTGGGTAGAAGAAGAGGAAAACCCAGAATGGCGATGGGGTAAAATATACTACGTTTATGGAGAATTAAAAAACTAAATAAAAATTATGAAAAAGAAAAAAACTAAGAAAGTAAAGTTAATAAAAAATGCTCCTTACGAGATTGAGTGGGTAGATACATTTACCTATAATGGTTGGTTTACCGAAAAAGAAATAGACGAAAAAGTTAATAATTCATCAGTTTGCTTGAGCATAGGATATTTTATTAAAGAGAAGAATGGATTTATTATTTTAGCGGGAGGAAGAGAAATTGGAAGCGATGATTTTTTGCCTTATAATACTCCTAAATTTATTCCGATAGGTTATATTAAGTCAATTCGGAGATTGTAAGAAATAATGTATCAAATAAATCACATAAGAAACAAAATTTTGTGTGGCGATGTTCTTTCAGAATTAAAGAAGATACAGAGTGAGTTGACAATTGTTTTATTTTTATTAAAATAAAAATGTATGAGAAAAAACCCACAAAAAACAAAAGAGTATGCTCGGAAATACTATTTAAAACACAGAGAAGAATTACTTAAAAAAAGAAGAGAAAGATATTTACAAAAATATTATAATGATGGAGAATATCGTAAAAAGGTATTGGAAAGGAGTAAAAATTATAGAAAAAAGAATTCGGAAAAGTATAGAGAATATCGTAGAAGATATCGTTATGAGAACCCAGCGGGAATTTATAGTGTTTTGAAAGATGGTTTAACGAGAAAAGGAAAAAAGAGAAAAGAATTATTAAAGATTTCGAAAGAAGAGTTTGTGAAATGGTATAATTCTCAACTTAAAATTTGTCATTACTGTAAAAGGACGTTTAAGGAAATAAAAAGCGAAAAGGATTCTTTGAATAATAAGATAAATAGACTTACTATTGATAGAGTTGATAATAAAAAACCCTATGAAATTGGGAATATAGTATTAGCTTGTTATAGATGTAATTCTATTAAGGGAGATTATTTTACAGAAGATGAAATGATGAAAATAGGTAAAATTATTTATGAAAAATGGAATAGTCCTTGATCCCTTTATAGGGAGCGGAACAAGGCCGTAGTCGCTAAAAAATTATGCAGAGATTTCATCGGTATTGAAATTTCAAAAGATTATATTAAAATAGCAGAAAAAAGAATAAACTCAATTCCTAAACCATTATTATGAACCAAAAAAATAAAGATTTTAGCTTGACAGAAATAATAGCTAAACAAATAGACGAGGAAAGAAAAATTAAAATCCGAGACAATAATTATTGGCACGGATCAGATATGGGTTTATGTCCGCGTAAAAGATTTTACAAAAGACTGGGAATAGATGGCAAAGATTTTGATGAACGGACCTTGAGAGTTTTTAAATGTGGAGATATTTTTCACGAGTGGTTGCAAGACCTGCTTAATAAGCAAAATGTATTAGTTGGCTACGAGGAAACTTTAAAGGATGATAAACTTAATTATAAAGGCCACTATGACGCACTTATTAGAATAGGTGATCGTTTAATACTTTATGACTTTAAAACAGTTAATTCAATGGCATTTACTTATTATAATAAACAAGGATTTCCTAAATACCATAAAAGCCAACTGATGAGTTATGTTTATTTTTTAAGGAAACAAAAATATCCCCAATTAGAAGAGGGGCGAATGTTTTATATTTCAAAAGATGATCTCCGAACCGTAGAAGTTCCAGTTTGGTATAATAAGGAATGGGAAAAAAAGATTGAAGCTGAATTAACTTTATTAAATGAATATTGGAAGAAAGGGGAACTACCGCCCAGAATAGTTAAAGATTACCGGAATGCATCAGAGCCAGAAGCTTGGCAATGCGCTAAAAAAGTCGGTAAACCACGCAAAGATGGAACATATTTATTTAAGCCATTCTGCCAATATTTTGAACATTGTTGGAATGAAAATAATAATAATATAGAAGTTAATATCAATAAATGAAAGGAGGTGAAAAAAAATGGTAATTTCACAAACTGGACCAGAAGTAGCACCAGAAAAGATGCCATCAGCAGAAACAGAAGTTTATATTCCAAGCAATAAAAACTTTTTAGTTGGATACATTTATAACCTTACTTCTGATATTTCAAGTTTAAGAGTAAGCATAAATTACCGAAGGAAAGTTAATAGCCAATTAGCTGATGCAATAAAAGAGATAAAAAATAAAATAGTAGACAATCCTAATCTTAAAAAAGAGATTAGAGAGCAGAATAAAGCCTATCAAAATGGATTAAAAAGGTTAGAAAAAAAGAAAATTGAAAATAATGAAGAATTGGAAAAACTTCTTGAAAGAGTGGAAGATAAGCAACACTTATGCCAAGTGGCAATGGCAGAATTGGACACAGCAGAAGAGTATGAGCTTCCAGTAATGCTTAAATAATTTATATACAACATTAAAAACGGCCATAATTTTATAAAGCCGTTTTTAATTTATTTTTATCTTGTTTCGCCTTCTATTTTCTTGCTTTCTATCTTCTCTTCTATTTGTTCAGCCGGTTCTTTTGGAATATACTTTTCATCAATTATTCTCTTAAGAGAATAAAGCACTGGCATAATAACATTGATTAAAGCTAAAGCAGAATCAACTGTTCCAGTTTTAGCAAAATCAATCAATAGCATTAAAGCAAATGTTACAGCCGCAATAATAAAAATTATAGAAGTTACTGATCCTTTCGGCATATAAAGCGGCGCATTGTATTTTATCATTTTTATCACCTCCTTTCACTACCTCATTTGTTTTTCCATTTCGGACAAGATCTGAGCCGTGACGAATGGCAGATAGTAATTCACTATCTCTCCGTTCGCTCCCTTGGCCCTGAAGTTTTCTTCAACGACCTTCTTGATAAATCCGAACTCCTCGTCTGAAAACTCCATTTTGCTCCCTTTGCAGTTCTTTATTTTCAACACCAGATCCCAGGCGGTAACTGCCTGCCTGCCCTTACGGTCGGCCAACGGGAGAAGACTGATCAAAACCTCCTTGATCGTTAAAGGGATAACCTTCCCGTCTTCCAGCCGTTCGCTTGCCTGCCTGCCTCTTGCGGTAAGAATCTTTTTATCAAGCTGAAGGAATTTGTTCTTTTTCATTGAATGTCACCTCCTTTTACATTGATTAAATCTGAATAGTTTGGCATATTTTTTTGCTTCCTGTTAGTTATAAAAAGCTAAAGAATAAACTGTGCAAGTTTCTGCTCCATATTGCCTTGAAAACGAAATATAATTTGTAGAAAAAGTGACAGTTACTGAACTATCGTTAGAAAGGACAATTTTAACTGCATTATTAAGCCCTCTCCTGACTTCCAATAATTGTCTTACTTCGTTTCCTGACCGGTCAAGAAAACTCGCAAACATAAGCGCTCTTCTCGCATCCCCTTGAGCATAAAATTTGGTCGTGCTGAAGTTAACATCTTGCCCACCACTCGGGATATTTATTTTCTCTATCAGAAATCCTGTTCTTTGAATGCTTAACTCTATCTTGTTGTCTCCGCTTGTTCTTTCTCCAATCAAAACATTCCTTTTTTGGTTTCCCACACCGCTTACAACTTCGCCAGCGGTAGCGTCAGAAAGCCACACTTTCAAACCCTTGCCACTGCTCGCATATAAAGTCGCTAATCCAGACTTCTGAACCTTAACATCATTTCCAGCAGACTTCGTGCTTCTAAAAACCCCTATCACATTCCTGCAGAGATTATAGTCGTCCGCTTTCGCCAAATACGCTTTTCCGTCTCCCGCCCCATAATAAGTTACTCTGATTTTAGGCTTATTGTTAGCATTATCGGAGCTATTAAATTTAATATATTTATTATTTACTCCGCCCCATTCTAACCTAATGCCATAATTATCCTTATTGCCGCCCTTCCACTGCTTGTAAATCTGCGTGATATCAAAAGCATAATATGCTCCTTGATAATCATTATTTAAAGTATAGCTTTTAGTTGTATAGTTATCCTCAAAATCATCATCCACATCTGGCTTATTGTTCCAAGTAATCGTTCCCTCGTCCCAACTCGCATTTGCGCTTTTAAAAGTCAAGGTATCCTCTCCTCCATAAACCAGATTTATATACAAAAGCAATTCAACTTTCATTATTTTATACAAAGTTTGACCGATATTTGCTGATATTTTCAAAAAAGTATAATAGTGATAGCCGTCTGACATTCCAGCCCACAGATAGCCGTCAGAGCCATAATTTGTATCTGAATATCTATCCGTAACATAGGCATCTACGTCTAATGTCTCTGATGTAGTATCTGGTATGTTTTTAACGCAAGCTATATATCCAGCTGTTACATCTTCCCCAGCTTCAAAGGTCTCCAAATTTTTCGTATCGCAAGCTACTTCCATATCATTTCCGTCAAACCTGATATAATCATCAAGGCTGTAATTCCCCACAAAAAACTTTCCCTTGTTGCTGTCGCTGTCGTCCAGCCCGAGAATAATCGCCCCTCCGCTTGCGTCTCCGCCTCTCCAGTTAGTTAAATCCAGATTGTTTCCGCCAGCTATGTAGCTGTCGCCCGTTCCGTCAGCCACCGCCAATGTTATCTGCTTGGAGTAGATTGTCCCAGCGGTAAGCCTTCCTATCGGCACTGCCAAACTCGGCTGTCCAGCAGGGTTCTTGTAGAGGGCGTAAACTTCTGCGGCGGTAAGGGCTTTGTTATAGATGCGGACTTCGTCTATCTTACCGTCATATTCTGCCCAGCCATCTCCCCGAACACCAACCCATAAGTGATTATAATCATCGTCAAAAAGAATATTTCTTGATAATGTTCCAGACCTTTTTAATTCTCCGTTTTCATAAAATCTAAAATTTAGGTTTCCTTCTACTACATAAACATAATGTTTCCAAGTTCCAGGAGTTACATCTGTATAAGTATCTAATTCTGGGAAACCTGTTCCATCTCCATATCCTAACGTAATATCATTTGAACTATAAGTAAAAATCATCCATCCTTTTTTATCATCTATATTACTATCATAAGAAGTATCCAGAAAAACTCTTGATGTTCCATCTTCGTCTGGACAAGCCCAAAAAGAAATCGTTATTGGAGTATAATCTGAAGTAAAACTATTTTGGAAATTATCCACCTGAACATAATCATCTACTCCGTCAAAATCCAGACAGCTTCCAGCCACTCCGTCCACCCAGTCGTCGTCCGTCATATTGTGTAAAGTGCCATCGTTCCCGTTGCCGCTTCCGTCGTAGGCTTTATCGCCCTTGCCCTCGTCAAAGCTCCAGTAGCCGACAAGGTTCTCGTCGCTCGGGAGGTTGGCTTCTATTTCCGTATAGAGCCCGGTCGAGATTTCATTGGCTGTGATCGTATTCGCCGCAATCTTATCCGCGGTCACGGCGTTCGCCGCAATCTTATCCGCGGTCACGGCGTTCGCCGCAATCTTATCCGCGGTTACAGCGTTCGCCGCAATCTCGTTCGCTGTAATTGTTCCTGCCGCTATTTCTGCCGCAGTGATTGTGTTAGCGGCAATTTTTGCCGCGGTAACTGCATTTGCGGCAAGTTTATCGGTTGTTACCGCACCACTATAAATTTTATTTTCCGTTATTGCTCCAGCCGCTATCACATCCCCTTGTATTGCATCAACTTGAATCTTGGCATTACTTACCGCTTCTTCAGCAATCTTTAGTTCTGTAACACACTCATCTAACAATTTAGCAGTGGTAACCGCTCCATCGGCAATCTCATTAGTGCCGATTATCATAGCAATATAATTTTCCAATGCACTTACTCTTTTCTCAAGAGAAGAAGATTCTCTTGTTCTTTTTTCTCTTTTTTGGTTTAATAATTCTACACTCATAGTTTTTTCTCAGTTATTATTTGAACTTCAACTTTTTCCCTGTCAGAGACTCCAACCGCAACAACTCTTCTGAATTCATCAATATCAAGTAATCCGTTTTTAGCAATCACTCTAACATTATCTCCTATATTCCAGCCGTCAAATAAATCTGTTTTAACTGAAAAAGTATAAAGTTTAGTAGGATTTTTATATCTTTTAATGAAATCTTTAAGAGTTGAAAGAAGTTCAGTAGTATTATTTATATCTTTTCTAACACTAACATCATACATTGCTCCATAATCTGACTTGCTTGTCGCATCTGAGTATTCTGTTCCGGTTTGGTTTTCCCAAAAACCGGACCCTACTCCAAAGACATGATTAGCAATATCAGAGGCAATCTCGGCCCAGTCAATCTGAAGCATATTAGATCCAAGAATAAAAACAACATCTGATTTGTCTGTATTTTTATTTTTCCAAAAATTAAATACTCTTGAGGGTGTAATTTCAAATAAAGGCACATCATCTCCCTCATTGGCCATAAAGTATAATTCTTCTATAAAACCCAATACTGTTCTAAAATTAGCCATTACAGACACTGTAGATGGTGTTGTGGGTGCTTCTATTGTTCCAATAGTGATATTGCATTTATTAGGCCCCAGTAGACTGTTTGTTTCCCCTATAGCATTGGTTAAAATTGTATTGATAATTGTATTGATTGGGGTAGCACTCCAAGAATTATTATTTCTTGCTGAATTAGAATTATAATAATCTTTATAATTTCCGTTAGTGTTGGACTTTTTTACAAAATAATATTCTAATAAATAAAGAAAGCTATCACAAGTAACAGTAATAGTGTCTTCCGTTCCCTGATAATCTGAAACTATTCCTGCCCAGATTAAATTTGCTCCGTCATAAACTTCAATAATATTTTTATTTTTGCCGATAATATTTTCATTAGCTAAATCAGATTTAAGGGGCAATGTAAAAACCAGCTGGCCGGGTTCTGATTCATAAAAAGTAAATTCTTTATCAAATGCTTCGGTTAATACTCCTTTTATGTTTCCTGAAAAATCTTTTGAAATATATTGATACATTTTATTATCTTTATAAATTAAAAATTTTAATAACATCTTCCTTACTTCGGGCCACAAAACCAAAGCAATATTTCTGCTTATTTACCACATCTAAAAATTCTTTTTGATGTTTTGTTAATTTTCCTTCCTCTGTTTTAACTTCACAAGCAAAGAATTTTCCTTGATAAAATCCTAAAATATCAGATGAACCTACTTTACCAAATCTTATAATTCTATTTTGAATTACCATTACTCCATTATTATTCCGCCAATGATAAATGTTGTGTTTTTTTAATAATCTTATAATAGAATCTTGAATACTTTTTTCGTCACGCATTATACAATCCCTTTCTTAATTTATTTTCAATCTTTTTCCAGATTTTATTTTTCTCGCTTCTGGTGGGCATTTGGGATATGCCTCGCCATAAAATCCGCAGCATTTCTATAATTTCTTCTTTTGTAAAATTTATTTTCTTCATTTTAAAAGAGAGGGGAGAGAGAAAAATGAAAAACTCTCTCACAATTTTTTTTAATTTTCTTCAAAAGTTAGTTGCTTTATCAGCTTCTCTTTTAGTTCCATATAACGCTCGTATTCATCCATTTCTCTCTCTGATTTCCTCAAGTATCTTGCCAAGCTGCCAAAGTTCGGTCGTAATGTTCTGAAAGTGCACATTTGCTCTCTGCAATAGTTTCGTCAATTCTTCGTCCCGTGTCGGTAGTTCCGATTTCATTTTTACCATCCTCTTTCCTGTCTTCTCTTAATCATTTCGCTCTGCCTTATCATCGCCAATCTCGTTTCTATCTGTATTTTCCTCTGCTTTAAAAGCTCTATCTGGGCTTCTATTTCGCCCAGCTCCTTCCTTAATACTCTTTCTTCATTCCTCATTTTCTTTTTTCTCCAACTCTTCGGCTTTCCAAAATTTCCCGTTCCAGTATCCTACATATCCTTCCTTTCTTAGAAATTCTACACCTTCCAGTATTGTTTTCATTTTTTTTATTCACCTCCTTAGATTTTATTCAAAATAAAAGAAATTATCAAAGTTAATACTATCACCAAGATAGAAATTTTACCAGTTAAGTTGTTCTTAAAACCTTCCAATTTTTGAATACGTTCGCAGTGGTTATGAACATTTCCATTTAACCTGTCTAATCTCTGATTAACTCCTTCAAATCCTTTTTTTGTTTCTCCTTGAAGTTGTCCTATTTTTTCGGATAATTCAATTAACATTTTGTAGATGTCTTTATTGTTTTCCATTTTATTTATTTCTAATAATCTAAACTTGAGGGACGACTATGCGTCGCCTCAAGCTATTAAGGAGGAAGAGGATAGAAAGGGAAAAAACTATCCCCAAGTTTAAATTATTAGTTATAGGCTTTGTAATACTTGATAGTAAATTTTGTAATGTTGGTTAGATTGATAGTATTATTTCCCGGCGCAAGCTCCCAAAATTCACTACCCGGAGTAAAGAGTGATATTTTATTAGTTGATCCCTGTTTAATAGTCCCTTTTTCTGTATCAATAGTTAAAGTGCCAGTAAAACTTCCGGTAAGCTCAATATATTTTCCGGTAGTAGTATTGGTAATTTTCCCCGGACTTGTAAAGTTAGCCGCGGCTATTTCAATAATTGGGTAAGTAAAATCATCTCCATTAACTATTACAGAACCGTTAGTTTTATCACTTTCAGTTGTTTGTGTCTGTGAATATTTTTTAGGATCACGGCCAACTAAAATAATTTCAAATTTCCTTCTTAATTTTTCTGTTTCGTCTTCATCTATCTTTGCTACCGTATAAGGTTTTAAATACATCATCAGCTTGCGTGATACATCTGAGGGATGTTCTTCGGTCCATTTAAGGGGCAAATATCCTTTGCCATCACTGGATAAATGTTCCGCATACCGGGGATTAAACATTTTCCTTAATACCGCTTCTTTACTATTAAGCGTTTCAACATCCGGGGCAATTATATTTCCAAATATTTGGACTATTCTTATATCACGATAGCTGCCAAAGTCTTCAGCGCCTTCTTTTTTCTCAAAACTTTCCAATCCTCCTCTCATTTTTACGCTATCTATTAAAATACGGTTCACTTTATACAAGTTACGGTGAACTGTTTTGTCATTTAAAGTAATTGTATTTGAACCCGTCCCATAGACGAGAGTTGTTTCTAACATTTTTTTAATGTGTTACTACTGGAGCAGAAATTAAAGTAAATTTAGCTAATAGTTTTTCATAATCCAACTTATAAATTGACAGAAGTTTCATTAAAGCATCCACTACCGCCTTATCTCCTTCATTGCTGGATTGCATGGCAATCTTAAATAATTCCGATTCAATAACTTTAATAACCACTCCTTTAGCTATTAAATCATCATATTTAGCTGGCAAATATTCTTCTCCTAAAACTCTTTTAATCCCAATTACTTTAATGGTTTTTGTGCCTGCTAAAAATCTTAAATGTAGAGTATATCCTCCAGTGTCGTTTTTAACTAACTTCCACAGCGTGGGCGCAATCTGATGCCAGTATTCACTGCCATCTTCTTTGACATAGCATTCTGAGATTTCAAACACATCATCATTTAAATCATAATTATAAAGAGTTGAACTTCCGTCTATATCGTCTTTAACATAAGATTCTCCGAGTGTCTCCCTTAATGTTGTTATCTCTACATCTCTGAATGTTTTAAGATCGTCTAACGAATAATTGGCATTATTTGGGTCTTTAAGCAATGTAGAAATATACTTTAACAAAAATGAAGTATTTCCTTTCATTGAAGGCGCATCTGCTAATGCTGTTTCTTCATCGGATGTTGAATTATAATAAGTGGCCCGATAATAATAAGCGGACTCGCCTGCAGTATCAAGATAAAAAGTAGACCTTACATCTGAAGTCATATCAATATCAATTGTAGCCAATAAACTATAGTTGGCTGTTTCATCAGTGCTAGTGCTACGATAAATTTTTATCTTATTATAAGAATCTGTCCCGTCTTTCGGGTTTGCAATTTCAAGTTTTATAACCATAATTATTCTTAAGCTCCTCTTTTAACTTTTTTAACTTTAATTGGATAACAAACCGTTTTTCCGCCTTGTGGGCCGGCTTTTTTAGTGATGGCGCATCTCAATGTTTTACCATTTCTTTTGATAACTCGCCATCTCTTTGCTCCGCCTCTTGCTTTAATTTTTCTTTCTGCTGATTTTGGCATAATTTTAAATTTAATAATTATCTAATAATTTTTTTAACTCTTCTTTAAGAGCATAATATTTTTGCTCAAAATTATTTATTGGCTCTATCTTGTTTTTACATTCTGTATGGGTAATCCGATGGACAATCTGATGCAACGCTTCAGCATATAATTCTGGACCTTTTGCCGCATCAGCATAACTGTCTACAAATCCGTTTTCACTTAAAATAGCTGGAATAGGTTTAGTGTCTCTAATTATCCCAAGCCGGTTATGCCTTGTCCAAGTATCTGGTTTTGCTCCCCTGTTAGGCGAATTAGTTATCTCACTTAAAAGATTACTATAAACTTCTGCTACTCCCCGAGAAAAAGCATCTCCGGCATAATAATAAACTTCTGTTCCTTCGCCTCCACCTGCGTTGCAATGGACAGAAATCAAAATATCATTCTTTGTAGAATGTTTGTTAATCCATTCTATTTTTTTTATTAAGTTTTCATTGCCGTTCATTCCTCCTAGTCCATCAGGAACAACAAGAACATTAAAGCCGCACTTCTTTAATTGTTTTTCAGCTAAAGCAACTATCTGTCTTACTTTAGTTACTTCGTCAAAAATTGCTCTTGCTCCGGGAAATGCTGGATCGTGTCCCGGGTCTAAAATTACTTTTGCCATAATAAAATATTATTACTAATTATTAAAGCTGATAGCTCCTCAAGACTTTTATAATTAGTTAATAATTTAATATTGATTTAATTTTTGCTTTGAGTTGGTCAGAAGATTTAATTCTTCCTCTAACTTGGTTGGAAGATTTAATTTTTGCTCTAAGTTGGTTGGAAGATTTAATTTTTGCTATTGCCGCCGCTATCTTTTGTTTCCATATATTATCTGCTCCTATACCTGAATCTAATATCTCAACTAAAGTGGCAAAGGTTAGAACTTCGCTTCCGCTTCCGCTGTCATTAACTTGCTTACTATATGTTTCTTCTATATTAACGCTATCCGCTCCGCTTCCAGCATCAGACAAAGCTAACTGAATAAGAACACTTAATGCTTCTTGTCCTGCTCCTGTTTCGCTTAACGCTATCTGAACTAATATTTCTAATGCTTCTGTCGCTGAACCGCTGTCACTAATGGCAATTTGTTTTAAAATCTCAATAGCTTCGCTTCCATTTCCTGAATCAATTAAAGCAATTTGTCCTATAACGGTTATTGCATCCGTTCCGCTGGATGTATCCGTTAAAGCTATCTGATTTAAAATAGCCAAAATCTCACTTCCGATTCCACTATCTTGAATTAACATCTCAATTAAAATATTTAGCGCTTCGCTTCCTGAACCACTATCTTGAATAAATTTTCCTTCGCCTGATACGGCAATCTCATCCGTTCCACTGCCAGTTTCTGTAATAGCTAATTTGGCCAAAACTGTTAAAGCTTCACTGCTTACTGATCCGCTATCTGCTATTGCTATTTGCTTTAATATTTCCAGCGCCTCTGTTCCGCTTCCGCTGTCATTTTGTAAAATTTGTGAAAGAATATTTATAATTTCCGTTCCTATGCCGCTATCTACTACTGCCAGCCTGACTAATACCATTGCGGCTTCTGTTCCTGTTCCACTGTCAACCATTGCTATCTTGGCCAAAATACTTAATGCATCTGTTCCTGTTCCTGTATCTGAAACCTGCTTACTATCGCCTTGAACTTGTTTATCTACTGCATCTGTTCCTGTGCCTGTTTCTTGTAAAGCAATTTGGGATAAAATGTTTATTATTTCGCTACCTGCGCCGCTATCAGTGATGGCAATTTTATATAAAATATTTAGCACTTCGCTTCCTGAACCAGTGTCGGTTACACTTAATCTATTTATTAAAGAAATAATATCTGCACCTTGTCCTGTTTCTAAAAGTGATTTTAATTGGGTAATTGAAATTGTATCTGCTCCACTTCCTGTATCTGTTAAATTCATACTGGCAAGAATCGTAGCGATGTCCGCGCCAGCTCCGCTGTCTGTGATTGATGTTTGACATTTGATTGAAACCGCATCTGATCCTGAACCAGTGTCTGAAACATTTTTTTCGGTTGCCCCCCCTGCAACATACTCGTCAGCTCCGATGTCCCAGCTACTATCCCGCGTATCGCCGTCTATGTCGTCAGAAAATAAGCCAGAACCTGGGTCGTTCGTCCCAGCGTTATACAGAACCGAATTCGTATTCTTGATATGGAAATCCCCGTTGGCGTAATCCACAAAGGCGTCGTTCCAGTCATCGCTCTCGTTTGCTCCTGGACTTATGTCAACGGCATTAGTGCCGTCGCCGTCATCGGATGCGTTGTGGTCACAGGTAGAAAACGTGCCCTTAAAATCATCAACATTGTTAAAAACTACATTGTTAATCGCAGTTAGTGTCCCTGCATAGCGGTATATGCCATTATAACAATCCGAAATTGTGTTATTGTAGATATAAAGAGTAGCATCAGCTTCCCAATCACATATGCCAACTCTGGTGCTGTTCCCTTTAAATCCATAAATGATATTATTCCAAATTTTCCCTACAGTTCCAGACGCAGAGTTCCAAAAATTTATGCCTGTAACGTAGTTTCCGCCACTTACAACACCTCTGATGATGTTGTTTGAAATCCTGATTTCCGAAGTTCCGCCTGGTCTCATCCAGACGGCATACTGCTCAGTGCTCGTTGTTAATTTTATCTGCAATCCGTCTATCCTTACATAGTTCTCATAATTAGTTATGCAGTCAACATTATTAGTCTCCAGCCTGTATTTGTTCGTATTCCATTTCCCGTCGTGCCTCGCCTCAGGAGTGGTATAAATCTTGATATAATGGTTGGCATCGGTCGTCCATCCGTCTATTACGACAGCGGAAGTGTCGGCATTTATCCAAGTTCCGTCTATCTTGGCAACGGCACTCGGAGAATCGCCCGTGTCCGAAATCTGAAAATAATTACTGCTGTCAACTCTCCACTGGTCGCCCGACTGAAAGGAGAAAGAAGTATTTGAAATATCCTTTACAAGAATCTGCGAGCCGGTGGCGTGTAGGCAAATCGCAGTCACTCCTTGGCTTGAGCCTCCCCTATACAGCGTAACAGAATCTCCGTCCGATATCGCTCCAGTTTTCGAGCCGCCGAAAACCTTCGTCGCGGCGGAAACCAAATCGCATTCAATCGCATCTTCCCAGGAAGACAACGAGGAATAATCTCCGCCAGACTCCTTAATTGTGCAGACAAACTCTGTCATAGATTGGTTCTTATTAGTAACTCAGCTATTGTTAAAAAACCGACACCTGAAAGTGTCGGCTGGAGACCCGAGAATGACAACGGTTGCCTGAAATCACCCTCGGGAATCCAGCCGAGACCCCCAAGAATCGGCAACCGTTTTTGGATTATTTATTTCTTTTCGCTCTGAATTTTGACGCACAGCCTGTTGATCCCAGAACAGTCCACTTCGCGATCGTTATTATCCTTATCCTACTCCTTTCTCTTTCACTTTTGAACGCCTTCTTAATCATTTTTTTCTCTGCTTCACGCTGTAAGGGTTGTCTTCCGACATCTCAGTGTCCCTGATTGCAATACAGATGTTCTTGCCTTCATTTAACGCCGTTCTGATCAATACCTCATATCCCTTGTGAAACGGAGACCATATTATTTTGTCAATCTTTTCAGAATGTCGTAGCACCACAGGTCTCTAATGTTGCCTTCCTGCCAGTTGATACAGGTCGACTTGTCCCTGAAATCGGCGATGGACAACTTATCTTTCGTCATAGTGCCAGAGTGCCTGATGTCAATGTTCGGTTGCTTGGATTGCCATGTTTCATAGAGACTCCTGTCCCGGCCACCAGGTTCATAAC